TATAATATTGGTAAGAAACAAGTGGAGTAATATATTATGGCTGTAAAAATTGTAAGATTAAAATCTAGTGAAGATATTATTGGTGAGGTAGTAGAAGAAAATTTTGAATTTATAACTGTTAGTAATCCGGCTATGTTAATGCCTGTGGGATCACCAACGGGAGGGAATGTTCAGATGGGGTTAGCCCCTTGGATGCCCTTTAGCGATCAGAAGGAAATAGATTTTCCTAGAGATTGGGTTCTAGTTATGGTAGATCCTGTACAAGATTTAGTAAATAATTATAATCAAGCATTCGGGTCTGGGATTGTGGTACCCCAGGTGAAAGTCAATCAAAAAACTTTACTTCAAGAATAGTTTGTGATATAATTATCTAATGGCAGATAATTTCTATACATCAGTTATCCAACGAGGTAACTATCTTTTAGTTAGAGAGATAAAGAACGGCAAACGAATCAGTCACAAGATTCGATGGCGTCCTACGTTCTATGGTACTACTCCCAAGAAGTCTACATTAAAGACTCTCCGTGGTGAGAATGTATCTCCTGTTGTATTGGAATCTATTACTGAAGGTAGAAACTTTTTAGAACGATATAAAGATCAACCTGATTTGATTCATGGATTTGAACGATATCCATTTGTTTATATAGCCGAACAGTATTCCGATTATGTGACTTGGGATATAGATAAGATTCTTATTATAACTCTTGACATAGAGGTAGCTTGTGAGAGTGGATTTCCAGATCCTCAAAAAGCAGATGAACCTTTGTTGTGTATCACAGTAAAGAATCAATCTAACAAAGCTATCATGGTGTGGGGTGTAGCTGATTATACTAATGATAGAAAAGATGTGAGGTATATTCAGTGTGATGATGAAACTGATTTGCTTAAAAAGTTTATAGACTTTTGGTCTAGTATTCAACCAGACATAGTAACAGGATGGAACGTCCAGTTTTTTGATATACCATATCTATGTAATCGAATAGATAAACTGTTTGGTGAAGATGTAGTTAAGAAGTTATCACCATGGGGTTATGTCAATGAGGAGAATGTCTATCAGTATGGTAGACAACAACAGAAGTATGATATCTTTGGTGTGGCTTGTTTAGATTATCTAGATTTATATAGAAAGTTTACATACACCAATCAAGAATCTTATCGGTTAGATCATATTGCTTTCGTAGAACTTGGTGAAAGAAAGAATGAGAATCCTTATGAGACTTATCAAGAATGGTATACCAAAGACTATCAATCATTTGTAGATTATAATATTACGGACGTGGAATTAGTTGATGCATTAGAAGATAGAATGAAATTAATTGAGTTGGCTTTGACTGTTGCATATGAAGCCAAAGTTAATTATGAAGATGTTTATTCTCAAGTGAAGATGTGGGATGTGTTGATTTATAATTTCTTAAGGAGTAAAGATATAGTTGTACCCAAGAGGAGAATAAGTGCAAAGGATGATAGGTATGAAGGTGCCTATGTAAAAGAACCGCAGACGGGTATGCATAAGTGGGTTATGTCATTTGATTTAAACAGTCTGTATCCCCATCTTATTATGCAATACAATATTTCTCCAGAGACTTTGATTACTCAAGGTAATGGGGAAGTTAGTGTAGAGAAGTTGTTGGATAAAAAAGTAGAGTTGCCTGATGATGGTTGTGCAGTCACACCCAACGGAGCTAAGTTTAGAAAAGACTTCCACGGATTTCTTCCACAACTTATGGAAAAGATGTATGATGATCGTGTGAAGTTTAAGAAGTGGACGTTGGAAGCTAAACAGAAGTATGAAGATACTAAAGAAAGAAAATATCAAAATGAGATTTCCAAATATAATAACATTCAGATGGCTAGAAAGATTGCTCTGAATAGTGCTTACGGTGCAATCGGTAATCAATACTTTAGATATTATGATCGGAAGATGGCTACAGCTATCACCACCGCAGGACAACTAAGTATAAGATGGATTGAAAATAAAGTTAATGCCTATCTTAATAAGATATTATCTACAACAGAAGTAGATTATATCATTGCATCTGATACCGATTCCATTTATGTGAGATTTGATGAGTTGATTAGTCATATCAATCCAAAGAATCCTGTAGACTTTTTAGACAAAGTAGCTAGAGAAAAGATAGAACCTTATATCACCAAGTGTTATGAGGAGTTGGCTGAGTATGTTAATGCATATGCTCAGAAGATGGACATGGCCAGAGAAGTAATAGCAGATAGAGGCATCTGGACTGCAAAGAAAAGATATATTCTCAATGTACATGACAGTGAGGGTGTTCGGTATACTACACCACAGTTAAAGATCATGGGCATTGAGGCAGTCAAGTCATCTACTCCTGCTCCATGTAGAGAAAAGATTAAAGAAGCTCTCCAGATTATTATTAATGAAGATGAAAAGGTATTGAATAAATTTGTTCAGGAGTTCCGAAAAGAGTTTATGAGTTTGGATGTGGAAGACATAGCTTATCCACGATCATGTAATAACTTACAGAAGTATAGAAACAGCTCTACTATTTTTATAAAGGGAACACCTATGCATATTAAAGGTGCATTGATATATAATTATTTGTTAAATAGTGAGGGAGTAGGAAACAAGTATCCAAAAATACAAGAAGGAGATAAGATTAAATTTTTGGAATTAAAAACTCCCAATAGACTACAATCTAATGTCATTTCATTTATGACTCGGTTACCAAAGGAGTTTGATATGAAAGGTATTATAAATTATGATGTGATGTTTGAAAAATCATTTGTGGATCCGTTGACTTTTATTTTGGATGAAATTAATTGGAATGTCGATAGAAGTTATGGAACTGCTACAACATTGGAACATTTATTTGGATGAAATATATACCATACAAAATGCAAGATGTAGGAATTGCAGAAAGTAAACAGTTATTTAAAGTGATCTCCACATTTGCTGGTGGTGGAGGTTCGTCTACAGGTTATCGGTTGGCAGGAGGACATATTCTAGCAATCAATGAGTTTGTAGAAGAAGCTCGAACTACCTATCGAGAAAATTTTCCCAATACACTTATCATTCCAGATGATATTAAAAAATTAACTGGAGAAGATTTATTAAATCCTGTAGGATTAAAGGTAGGAGAATTGGATTTACTAGATGGATCACCTCCATGTTCAGCATTTAGTGTGGCGGGAAGGGCCTATACCCACGAAGGTGGAAAACACAGTAAGGGTTATGGCAAGACTAAAAAATATTCAGACGATCAGATAGTAGAAAATATTGAAGATTTGTTTTTTGAATTTCTGCGTGTGGCAGAACAGATACAACCTAAAGTTATAGTTGGAGAGAATGTCAAGGGATTAACTATGGGTGAGGCTAAAGAATATTATCATAAAATTATAAATGAGTTTGAGAATATTGGATACGATGTAAGTTCTAAAGTTCTTAATGCAAAATATTTTGGAGTACCTCAATCTAGAGAGAGGACTATCTTTATAGCCATACGAAAAGATATAACGGCACAAATTGGATTGACGTTTATGAACATCCATAGTTTATTTCCTACCGAAGGTAAAGATATTATTACCTTAGGTGAAGCCTTGGATGATATAGAGAATGATCCAGAAGAAGTTTCTTGGCTTACGGAGAAGTGGGAAGGAACAAAATATCATAAAGATACAGGAATTAATTTTCCACAAAACCCTACTAGAATTATGAGTGGAGAAGATGTGAATAGAAAGAATTTTCATTTCAGTGTAAAGAAAACTTCACAGTATCTTCCGTCTCCCACTATAACAGCCATGGGTTCATCTGTTAATACAGCAGGTGCTCTTCATTGGAATGAGAACAGAAAGTTTACTATAAAAGAATTAAAACGTATCACTTCCTTACCAGAGGATTTTAAATTAACAGGTACGTTTAATCAACAAGCAGAACGATGTGGTAGAATGGTACCTTCTTTAATGATGAAAGCAATAGCTGAGTCTATCTATGAGAAAGTACTATCTAAATGCTAGTTACGATTTTTATTAAGAGAGGGGTAAAAAAATCTATAAGTTTACCTCTGAAGGCTCTTGACGAAGTGAGAAAAATGATGTATAATAATAAAGATAATATTGCAGGTTATTCTATCTGCATTTCAGATTATGAGAGGGTGACTAATGACGAACTTCTTGAAGAACGTAATTAAAGAAACAGGAAATGAATATGGTACAATTGTTAGTGACGGTCTTGCTACTGCTGACGTGTCTGGCTATGTCGATACTGGGAGCTATATTTTTAATGCTCTTTGTTCCGGTAGCATTTATGGTGGGCTTCCTCAAAATAAGATTACTGCAATCGCCGGAGAGTCAGCAACAGGAAAGACGTTCTTTGTCTTAGGTGTATGTAAAACTTTTCTGGAAGATAATCCAGATGGTAGTGTAGTATTCTTTGAGAGTGAGTCGGCTATCACCAAAGATATGATTGAGGAACGTGGTATAGATTCTGCTCGTATGGTGATCCTACCAGTAACTACAGTACAAGAGTTTCGTTATCAATCATTAGCAGTGTTGGATGCTTATGAAAAGGACGAAGAACAAAAACCATTATTGATGTGCCTTGATAGTTTAGGTATGTTATCTACAACGAAAGAGATAGAAGATACAGAAGCTGGTAAAGAAACTAGAGACATGACACGGGCACAGATTGTTAAGGCTACCTTTAGAGTCTTAACTTTGAAGTTAGGTAAACTAGGTATACCTTT